GGAACAGACTTCGGAGATGATGCAGATCACACAGTAACATTATCGAAGTGTGTATGCTCTCTGGACTTCTCAGAGGGAGATCCTTCAAGTTTTACTCTAAACTTTACCTGCTATGGCGGAGTAACCGTAACAGGACCAGCATAATCTAATCCGAGGAGGTACGAATGGAATTAGATCTTAAAAAACTCGGGAAGCACGAATCACGGCTCCCGAGTTCTATCGCAACGTGTTTAGACTTCGTAAGTATATGGTTCTCGGAACCGAATCGAGCGCAATTGGGGAGACTCTGCGCAGCTGCTATCGCTCTCAGTGTAGACCACGCTCGAATCCTTCCAGCCTATCCGATAGCCTCCGGGGATCCTATCGCTTATGGCCATAAGATCCTCGATAGACTGTTATCGAATGGAGTTCCTCCGAGCGCAGTATACGAGATGGGGAGCGCGGTACTTATTGAGATGATGCAGGTTATCCCGACAGAAGAGAGCGTAGAAGAAAGAGCAAATTTTACGCATCCTCCAGAGGAGGATTAGATTATCTCGCGCTCCAGATAGCGCTCCGATGGGGTAAGGGGCCGGAATGGTTCTATACCCTCTCGGAAGATACTCGAATCTCTCTCCTCGCAGAATATAGGCTCTCTACGGAATCCATCGAGGATCGAAAGGATAGACAAGAGCGACAAAAAAGGGCTAGAATGGAAGAGATGATTCGGAGAGCGAAGAGATGAGTACAAAAATAACCAAGGGTAATGCGGGAATCGTAATCGATACCGATCTGCAGGAGTTCTATACGGGATTCCTCGATAAGGTAGCTCCGAACGCGAAGCAGATTATCGATTCCAGCCTCGAAGAGATCCAGCGAGGAGCGGTTCGAGACTGGCCCGTAAGACCTCCCGAGATTCGCGAGAAGGATGGGAAGATCGTATTCTTCAGAATAACCACGAAGGAGAGCTGGAAGAAGTTTGAGCGCGGTTATCGGATTACCCCGGATGGAGGATTCGAGGGTTATCTCCGAAATACAGCTCCTTACTCATGGGCTATCAAGTTCGGAGTAGACTCCGAGAATAATCAAGGCCGCGATATTATCCAGCCTCAAGGCCGAAGGGTAGCTACAGAGTTAATGGTTAAACCCCAGAAGAAGCAATCGAAGAAGGTTATCTCCGCTCTCGCAGATGACTTAATGCGGAGGATATAATGGCTGAAGAAAAACGCTCGATTAATATCTCATATAAAGCCGATCTTAAGGATCTTATCGCGAAACTTAAGCAGATGCCGAATGTAACCGAGGCCGAAGCTAAGAAGATGGTCGCGGCCCTCGATAGGCAACTGAAGCAAGCGGAGAAGGCCTCGAAGAAGGCCGCGGATGCATCGAAGAAGGCCGCGAAAGAGGCCGCGAATGCAGCGAAGCGCGGAGCTGGTGACTTCGATGATCTAGCGGATAGCGCTCGAAGAGCGGAGGAGAGGCTCGAGCGAGTAGGAGAGGCCTCTGGAGATGTCGATCGCGGATTCTCTTCGGTAGGGCTCGCTCTCCGTGGAGTTAATCCTCAAGTCGCAGAGGCCGCGGATGGGCTCGCGGATATGTTCGCAGTAGTCGAAGGTCTTACCATGAGCGTAGCGGCCTTAAATCCCATCGTGATCGCTGCGGGAGTCGCTATCGGAGCATTAACTCTGGGCTACGTAGCGCATCAAGCGGAACTCGAGAAGGCTCGGAATCTCATCCTCGAGGTTCGAGATGCTCAGAAGCAATTAAACGAATCCCAGCGAGCGCAGGAGGATAACCTCATCGATGCGGGAGGGAAACTTCGAGAGATCCAGCGAGAATATAAGCTCTTAACTGGACAGATTACCCAGTACGAATACGATGTCGAGAAGGCCGGGGAGACTACGAACGAAGCCTTCCGATCGAATATAGCCTCCGCGAAGGATACTATCCGGGAAACCGAGATAATGCAGGCTCGCATTAAGAGTCTTATTAGCCCTCGAACCGAACTCGCAGCAATCTCCGAAGATGAGAAGGATCGGATCCGATTACTCCAGATTCAATATGACCAGATCGATAATAGTCTGGATCTGTTTGATAGATCTACGAAGTCGAACTTCGCTCTTTACAAGTTACTCGAACTTCAGAACTCAGAACTCGCACAAGAAAAGAAGGAACTCGCAGCAATCGAGAAAGCACAATCGGAGGCCGTAGATCTATCGAGGGAGATGGTATCGCTCGAGAAGGAGCTCGCGGATGCTACCGAAGAGGCCGCGAAGCAATCCGGGAAGAGAGCCAGTAACGATGAGCGAGCCCTAAGCGCGAAAGAGAAGTACGCAGCTGCGATGGAAGAAGCATTCGCGATGGGAGATGAGCAGATTAAGGAGTATGAACTCCAGAAGAAGCTGGATCGGGAAATCGCGGAAGCCTTCATCGATGAAGAAGGGAAGAAGGCTATCGCAGCTCAGGATCGAATCCAAGAGCAGATAGCCCAGATCGAAATGCTGGGAATCGCTACCGGGAGAGAAGCCGAGGCCGCGATGGCAATCGAAGCCCTTAAACACGATCAAAAAATGATTAACTTCGAGGAGGAAGGAGAGAAACTCGATGAACTCCAGAAGAAGCGCGAAGAGGGAGCCCAGAAGAATCTCGAGGCCGCTCTCGAGCTGGGGAACGTAGCTGCGGAACTCGGGAATAATCTTATCAAAAATAGCCAGATCGAAATTGATATGGCCTCTTCCAAGATTGAAGAGATCCAGAAGATGAGCGATACTGAGAGAGCAGCGTACGAGAAGAAGCAGAAGCAACTCCGAGCGCTCTTCGTATTCCAGAAGGGGATGAGTATCGCAGAAATTGCGATGAAAACCGCAGAGGCCATTACAGCAGCTCAGAAGTTAATCCCTCCTTTTAACTTCATCCAAACCGGTATCGCAGCCGCTACCGGGGCCGCTCAAATGGGCGTGGTATTATCTCAACAGATGCCCTCATTCCATATGGGAGGGCTCGCATCCGATGAAAGTACGGCTCGCGTATTGAAGGGAGAGGCCGTATTGGATAGAGCAACGGTACGAAGAATCGGAGGAGAGCAAGGAGTTAAGAATCTCCAGCAGGGAGCCTCTCCGAGCGTTCAGACCGTAGTAATTCAACCCTTTAAACACTTCGGAAGATTCGCGAAGGATCTCGGAATCTCTCAACCTAAGCGCGCAGGAATAAGAGGATATTAAGATGGCAAATATAACACCAGATAACCTAAGAGGGATGCTTATCCCGTATATCGGAATAAAGAAGAGTAATCTCTGGGATGCTCAATCTACATATTCTCAAGCGAACTCCCGAAGCGGGATTCCGGAAGCGCAGAATATCGGGACCGGGCTCGTACTGGGAGCGATCGGTTCACAGAATGAGAATATAACCGTAGAGACCATCGAGGGAGGGATTCCCGGAGAAGCGCAGTTCGTATGGAGAGGAGAGGATTCGATCGATCTTGGACAGGATGCGAACCATATTCTAACCGAGAGCGGATTCTGGAAGTATTCCTCGAGCGCTACCGTGGGGAGTTATTTTTATTCCGATTGCGTATCCGATCTCGAGGCTCGGTTATGGGTTATATTGGAGATATTAGACTCAGCTGGGAGATATACTATCTCCATCCGTAGGCAAGAGAAGAATGGAACGATTACTCTATTAAATACCTTCGTATCGGTTATCCCGGTAGGTACTCCATCGAGTCTGGGGTTACCCTGCATCACTAGAACGCAGGATGGCGCTCTCCTCGTAGCATTCTTCCAATATACCCAGAACGATGAAGTTAATATCATCATCGAGCGCAGTATCGATAATGGGGATACGTGGAAGCGCATCTCGAATCGAGGATTAAGAACTTCGATCGATACTACCGATTACGCTCCAAAGAAGATGCGAATGGTTAATATCGATTCGAGCGTGGTAATCTTCATCGAAGCAGAGGCCTCGAATCGGAACGCTTTATTCCAGTATATCTCCCGAGATAATGGCTCGAGCTTCTATCTATTGGAGAAGATCAGTACGTTAACGGATGGAGACTTCCACCAGCCAGCTCCCGTAGCCCTTCCGGATGCTTCTATCGGGATAGCATATATTAACTCTACTGGGAGATTGAAGTTCGTACGGATTCCGAACCCCGGTATCCGAGCGAGCTCGAACGATTGGCTCGCTATTCGAGAAGTCGAGATCGATAACTCGGTTCCTTACGGGAATATCGTATCGAGCATCCTACGGGATGGGAACGTATGCTCATTCTATAAAGATGGGAATATCTACGTAATCGCGCAGGAATATGGAGATGGTAGGTTATTAATGTTCTACTCGAGCGATCTGGGATCTTCTTGGAACTACGCATCGAGCGGAACGGATGCAGCTGCTATCGAAGATTCTTCGATTCTGGATTATGGCTCGAATAGTGATCGGGTAACGAATCTCTCCGCGTGCATTCACGAAGGCCGGGTTAAGGTGATCGCGCATAATACGAACTCGGTATGGTATCTCGCGATGGGAGGTTATTCCGATTGGAACTATCCGAAGCGGTTAGACCAGCCAGATCGCGAGGAGTATCTCCGATGGGATTCTACGTATATTCCAGTAATGCTACCTGCTTCTTCGAGTCAGTATACGACTCTCGGAGCGGGAGGCCAGTTACTCGATAGCGAAGGCCTCAAGATCGATACAAATAGCAATACCAGATATTATCGATACTCCCATTCTGGATCGTACTTTACCGAAGGTCAGGTTATCCGATTGAGATTACAAGTAGATCAAAATACGAGCGTAGCCTCCAATTACGTTTATTTTCATGCTAAGCAAGATGATGGAGCTACGAATAGCGCAGAACTCATTCTCCGATTCTCTACGAGTACGATTCAGGTTAGAGATAATGCAGGGATTAAGGCTACCATCTCGCAGGATATGCGGGCTCCCGTGGAGATCGTTATCGTGTGGACTAATACGAACGCGAAGATCTATTATCGAGTCTATGATGGAGCTCAAGCGAAAAAATGGAACCTCGAATCGATAACCGGGATAACGAAAACCGGAACCGGCCTCGGGAATAATATCGAATGGGGGCATGGTGCATTCTCCGGAGTGACTCGATATATCTCTCACTGGCAGGAGGTCTCCATCTCGAGCGGAGAGGAGGCCGGGCTATATGATACGAGCCTTCGAGGAGCCATCTATCCGAATTATGGAGAGTATATCTATATCGATGGAGGCCTCGCGATAACTGCGAAGGATTCCCCAGCTCGCGGAGAGGATACGTATAAGATCGATGCGAGATACGATTATCCGATCGATAATATATTCCACCAGATCTCTTTATCTCCTCGGATTACGTGGAGGTCGATCGATGATACAGCAACGAACCGCATCCCGCTCCTCATGGATGCGAAGGTCGGAAGCGCAATAAAAACGATGGGGCTCTCAGATGTACTCGGATTATATCTCGGGAATATCAACTTCCAGAACTTCGATCTCCTCTCATGGAATGGAAGCGCGTGGGATATTCTAGCCTCCATCGATACTGCAGGGGATATGGTAGGGAACTATACGCTCCGAGGCGCTACTATCGAACCGCTCGGAGTCGGTAACGACTTCTATCTTCATTATGGGGAGGTCGTAGGATGGAGAGCGAAGTTATCTCTCGGAGAGGATGAGGAGGTAATCGTTAAGATCGTGCAGAATAGCGAGGGCCTCTGGGGAGAGAATACCGATTCGAAGCGAGCGATCCTCGTATATGATACCGAACTAACCGATCCCGCTACGATTCCAGTCTCAGGGAAGATCGAACTCCTTCCTCCGAGTATCTGTTTCACGAAAGCGAGGCTCGATGGGGTTAAACTAGGAGAGCGAGCTCTCGCGATCTCGATTCCGAACCAGACTACTCTCGAGGGATACTTCCAGATCGGATCGATGCTTATGGGCTCGGTAGCGTTCCCAGCTCCTCAATATCAGAGAGGCCGCTCGATTACGTATGAACCGAATATCCAGACAGAACAAACCCTCGATGGGATGTTCTTTTCCCGGAAGATGAGCGAAGGCCGTAGGACCATCTCGATAGCATGGACCGAACCCATCGATACTACGCGCATCTATTCCCGAGAGCCGGATTACTGGCAAATGAGCAGTACGAGCGGAGCCCTCCCGGTAGCGAATTACGGAGATGCTCCCTTCATGATGCAGGGAATCGTAAGATATCTCCAGAATAGGCTCCCTCTCGTTTATCTTCCGCTCATCAAGAAGGGAACCGATGAGCAGCTCCAGAATAGACTCTACGACCATCTTCTCTGCAGAACTACCGGAGCGATCTCCATCGAGAGCGTACTGGGTGAAGAGCTCGAGGATGAGTTATTCCGAGTCTCTACAATGAACCTCGAGGAGATCGAATAATGGATACGATAAAGCGCAGCGATATTATCGAGGGAGAGGTATGCTTCTTACTGGATATCTATTACTACGGAACCCCGTATCGATTTTCTACGATTCCGATCAGTATCGAGGATATCGCGGAGAATCAGTTAATCCCATATCGCGGAGGCCTCTCGGATCCTACGGTTAATCTCCAGTCTCAGAGAGTCGGAGTAGATCTGGAAGCGAATACGATCTCCCTCGAACTCGTATTCGAGGAGGTAGACTGGATCTCCGAATGGAAGCGCGGAAGATCGTTAAACGATTCAAGCTGCGAACTCTCGATGGTGATAGTAGTCGAAGGGAAAACGAGCTTCACCGTTCAGGATCGAATCGGAATCTTTAAGGGCCGCGTATTGGATGCTATCTTCGGAGATCCGAACGCGCAGAAGGGGAATATCTCCTTCTCCATCGAGAATACTCTCAATATTCGAGATATTAAACTAGTGGGATCGAAGTCCATAATCCGAGAGGAGGAGTTCGCTATCGGAATCATCCCACAGAGCAAAGGCAAGGTCGTTCCATTCGTATTCGGTAATCTGGGAATCGCATCTCTGGAAACCATCGATGGAACTATAACGATCGAATCTCAGATTCCAACTACCCCAGCATATCAAGCGGGAGGAACGGCTACGCTTAAAACACAATACTTTTTGATCGCATATCACGAAGTAATTGGGGGTAAAATCCGCATCTATGATGGAGCGGGTGGGAATATGGTAAACTACTCGAGGCAGCTCGTAGACTCCCGCGGATTCGTTTATTCGATAGTTCCTTATTATCTCCCGGTAGGATCTCCAGAGGGAACGAATCTCGAGGATAATGGCTTCCAAGTATCCTCCCCGGAGTTATCCTTCGGATACTTTGCCTCATGGGGAGAATCGGATGGAGCGCATCCGAATACTTATGGAGATGGAGCTCTTACTTCCGCAGTAGATCTATCTTTATATATCCTCGAGTTATCTGGGCTCGATTACGATCTGGGAGCGTGGAGAGGGCTCGAGGGAGTCCTTAATCGATATCGATTCGCGGGCTACGTAAACGATCTCGAGGTATCTGCTCTGGACTGGGCCCAGAATAATATCTGGGAGCTGCTACCCATCGAGATAACGAACGGATCGAAGGGGATTAAACCTACGCTTAATCTCTATATGTATTCTCAAACCATCGAGCCTACGCATTATCTCTATGACTCCGGAGAAGTAGAGATTATCTCTGGATTAACTCCGCTCGAGCAGGATATCTATAATCGGATTATGGTTCGATTCGGGCTCGAGGGTTCCTCCGGGAACTATCGTTCGAAGGTTATCATCGATCCCGAGGTCGGAGAGGATATCGGATTAACCTTCTCGGATACGCTCGCAGCGATCTCCTTCTCGAGATATGGCCTCCGAGAGTTAATAATCGAGGCTCCGTTCGTATGGGATCTAGAAACCGCAGTACGCATCGCGAGAGATAAGGTTCGGAATCATGCTCTCCCAGCCTACGCGATAGAGATCTCCGCGGCTCCGAAATATGGATATTTAGACCTCGGAGATATTGTATCTTTAACCTCGGAGCGCATCGGATACGATAATCATAAGTGTCAAATCATGAGTAAATCATGGAGTAACAATCGATGGAGATTCATCCTCCAGCTCGAGGATAACCCGCTCGTAAACCTTCGGGATTAAGTATTCCCGATATTCACTATGAAATAAGATAAGGTGATACTATGATCGTATATCTGGATAGACAACATACAGGAAAGCCCGGTAAACCTCAAGATCGGGGAGCGCAGGTTACACCTTCTCCAGCCTTCGGGATGGGAATGGAGGCTATGTATACGGGATATCTATCCCTTAAACTGGAAGAGCATCTTCTCCAGCTGGGAGCGATCGTATTCTCCTTATCGGATGGAGAATACCGGGATAGGCATCGCAGAGTAAACGATATCTCCTCGCAGTTCGATGGGCCTCAAGTATATCTATCCCTCCATCTCAATGCAGGCAACGGAGATTACGCTTCCTTCTTCCATCATCATCTCAGCAGTAGTGGGAAGGATCTCGCGGAGAAGATCGCAGCTCGGATGGCTAGCCATAAAGAGAAGTTCCCAGAGATTAAACGATTCCTCGCGAAGAGCGCTAATCCCGATGATTGGACACGAAACGCATATTACACTATCCGAGGAGTATCGGATCCGGTAGCGATATGCTGCGAGCCTATGTTTATCGATACCCATCGAGAATATCTCACCTTAACCCATCTCGATGCGATAGCAGAATCGATCGCGATCGGGATATATGACTGGGGTTTATAATGGAAGAGAATCTCATCCATCTTATGCTCAATGGGGGAGCGAATATCGCGTTCGGACTCTTCCTGTATATGCAGAATAAAGAACTCCAGCGTAGAGCCGATGAGCGCGAAGAGAAGCAAGATAAGAAGGAGAAGGATCTCCGGGATCGATACGATAAGGTGATCTCCGATATGCAGAGTCGAGAAGATACGATGCGGAGAGAGCTCGTAGCGGAGATAAACGATCTGGATCGGAAGGTAGCTCTCCTCGAAACTAAAATCGAGCATATAAAGCAGATAGTGGATGAGATTAAGGCCCGGTTCGTACGGGTAGGATAACTTTCTGGATGCTCTCCGCAGGAAACAGGGAGAAGGGCGCGCGCTTAAAAAACGTAAGATCCTTGGGAGAATCGTTCGTTACGTAGAACTCGCTCAGGAATGGAACGAGGCCCTCGATAGTAGTATACAGTAGCCGGGTATCGATTATCCCCATATAGAGCTTCCGTTTATAGATGAAGGCCTCCATCGTAAGATCGGATATCTGCTCTCCTCGAGCAATCGAACCGAGCCTCGAAGCGATCTCGAGCCCCATCTCTGGATGGATGGATCTTCGATGCCTCATGGAGAAGTGAGGCATCGGTTTACTATTCCATAGCCGAGCGGATACGGTTCGAGGTTCTCCCTCTCCCTCGTAGATATAATCGATTCCATTCTCCAGATCGATAGCAGCTCCCAGCGTGGATCTCCAGCTGCCGGGATACTGATCGGAGATCGTAGGAACTACATATCGGAACCATAATCGATCCGATTCGGATAATCTGAATTGCGTACTCATATCGGTAACCTCGAGGTTACAGCA